AAGCGTGCCAAGCGATGCACTACTGCTGCTCGTGGCGCATGCGTTCGTCTCGCGCAATGAAACGCCGCTGTCGCTGCGACGAATCGCCGACGAGTACGGGCACTCGCATACGCATTGGCATCGCGTATCGGTCAAGCTCGCCGAGCAGCTAGCGGCAATCGAGGCGCGTGCGCTCGACTCGCTTACGCCGTACTTCACGCGGCACTGCCACGGCGTTGCGATAGCGTGACGCGCTCAATCGCTCATGAAATGAGCCATCCGTCATAGTCGAAATCGGAACAGTTCTCTTTCAGAAACACATAGGCATGCGCGCCGCACTGTTCGTAGTGCGTGGCCTTCAAGTGAGCACGCGTCGGCGAATGCTCGATGCAAAATTTCGGGTCTGCGACCGAGAGAATGTACACGTCGCCGACCTCGAACAAATCGCCTTGAACGCATGCGCCGTGCGAGTACAGGTAGACTTTCGCACCGGTCTTTAGGCACGTCATGATCACCTCTCAGTCAGCAGCCGCGTTCGTCACTCGCTCTTAGGCTTGCGCGGGCCGCGCGGTTTGAACGGTCGCTTGCGGCCCTCGATCTCAAGTATCGTGATGCCGTAGTCAGCCATGTACTCGCGAATCTTTTCGATGATCCCTTGTTTCTCGGCCGCGAGCACTTGCTCGATTTGCGCTTGCAACGCGGCTTGCTCTTTGAGCAGTTCCGGGTATGTCTTCTGTGTCATGTAGGTAGGTTCCCTTTTGGTTGTGTGTGCAAGTATCAGGCATCCATCGCGCGTCGTCGGTTTTCACGCTCGATTTCGTCGGCGGTCAAGCGCAAGATTGCGGGCAATACGTGCAAGACTTCTTTGTCGTGCGTTTGCACGCTAAAGCCCGTGCCCTTGTCGCCCTCGATCACCACGAGCAGCACGCCGACCGCGCGCGTTGCGATACGCGCTTGCGTGCACGCTTCGTCGTATTTCCCCGGATCGTTCATCACTGCCCCTTTCGTTTGACTTTGATAACGGGCACGTAGCCGAGCGCATCGAAGATGGCAAACATGTTCTCGACGCTGATACGCTGCCTGCCTTGTTCGATGTTCGTCACGCTCGTGCGCGCAAGCCCGATCGCGTCGGCTAGTTCGCCTTGCGTAAGGGACTGCTCATAGCGTAGGTCCGCGATCAAGTGCGCCACGTCAAGCGGGCTCGTAGCTTCGCGTTTCATAGGCCAAGCTCTCCCGGCACCGGCGCAAAGTCAGCGTCGGGCGCGATCACCACGTCGCCGCAGATCGACTGCTCGGGCGAGTACCCCGCCGCGTGATAAATGCGCGTGGCCTCATGGTTCACGCGTAGGCCCTTCGAAATGAACAGATCATCGAAGAGCATCACGTGTTGCTCGGTGTCGCGCAAACTGCGTGAGTCGAGCACGTCGGTCCCGATCAAGCGTTGAACCTCATCAAACGAGATCGGCCCGTCAAGGCTCGCCATAAAACCATCTGCTCGAATCAGTATCCTCATGGTTTGCCCCTCCTTGGTAGGTATTAACGTCCTCGTGAAAGACGTGACAGAAACCGCAGTAGCGATGCCGAATATCGTTCGGGTTGTATGAGGTCGTGCCGCACAGCAAGCACCGAATCGCGCGGCCCGAATCCGCGAGGTCGAGCACGAGGTAAGACTCCATCATGCAATGGCGTGTAGCTGCTGCGCGAGTGCGCGCGTTTGCTCTTTGGCGTAGGCCATCTTGCGATAGACCTTGCCGAATAGCTGGATTGGGACCAACGCGGAATACTTGAGCATACCGGGCGACGCATCGTGCGCGTGCCCGCAATCGAAGCCGATCCACCAAAGGTTATCGGGCTCACCGGGTTCGGGCACATGGCAAACACCGCGACCCGTTACCGGATCGTGATCGGGTGCACATGCCTCGGAATACGTCACGCCCCCGTGCACGCCAAGGTTCGCGACGTTCTCGTAAATGTCCTCGTAGCTGCGTTCGTACAGCGGATGCGAAGGCGGCAAACCGACATAGCCGCACCAATGACCGAACTCGGAACGATGCAGCAGACACACGAGGCCCGTTGCCTCATCGGTCCACTGCACTTTGTCGGGCTCGTTATCCCACTCGCCAGCGGGCCACTCGCTACGATCGATAAATGTCCATTGCTGTTCGTTCATTGCAAGTCCTCACCAAGGTTTCGAGCTTCGTCGATTTGTAAGCGCATAGCTATCCGTAAGAGCACGGCGCACATGAGGTCGAACGAACAACTCGCCGCTTCGGCGTCCGGTGCTTCGAACTCGCGTACGAGAATGCGCTCGACGACCCCGCGGTTGAGGTTCAAAAACGCGAGCGTGCGCGCAATATCAAGCTGGTGTTGCTCGCGGTTGCGCGCGGTTTTCTCATCGTCCATCGGCGGGGCCATGTTGTGTCCTCTTTGCAAGTTCTCGTTCAATCGCTTCGCGTAGCTCGCGTAGCTCTTCCCACTTCCTGCGATACGCGTGCCATTCGCGAAACGTCTTGTAGACGTGCTTCGCGACCTTGACGGCATCAAGGGCGATGCCATGACATAAGCCCGCAATGCATCGCGAGCAGCACGTTCGCATTGCGCGGCGCTTCGTCCAAGGCGCACACGAAGTTCGCAACGAATGCGATTGTGCACAGCACGAGCGTCAGCGCTGCGAGATACCAAAACGGCGGCATACGCGACGGCTTAGGCGGTAGTGGTCGCAGGTCCATCGTCGGCCTTTAACGGTTGTGTGTAGCGCCCAATGACGCCCGTGAGATAGCCCACGAGAAACACGGCTTGCTCATAGGATTCGGTCGCTTTCAGTTTCGCCGTTAAGCGAAACGCATCGCGCAGCGCTTCACGATCACGCATCACGCGCTCGGCAATCGCGGGCAGGTCGTGCCAGCTATGCCGATGAAGCGGCGCGGGTGGTCCCTTGAACGCAAGCGCAACACCATCGAGTAGCGTTTCAATGTCCGGATCAAGTTCTAACAGCCGCATGTCGGCGGCTGTTAGGGCAAAGGTGCTGCTTTTCACGTTCTCTGCTGGAATGGACACAGGCCACGCGGTCGCAACAGCGTCGCGGCCATCGCGTTCATCATCCGCGCGAGATTCGAGCAAAACGCCGAGCTTGACGATTGCCGCAGCAAGCGCTGCGTCGAGTATTGCTCGTGCGTTAGCATCGTCGTTGCTTCTACTGGCCTTTGAGCGTGCAGCACGTAAAGTGACCAGTAGTTCAACATCGGTAGGTGCGCTCGGTTCGCTGCTCATTGCATCGTGTCCGTTGAACGTGGCGGCAGCAGACCGAGAAACATCGAGTTCGATTGCGCCGGGTGAATCGCAACTTTGCCGAACGTGTAATGGCCTTCGTCGCCCTCGCGTTTTGCAAACCCGGTCCAAGCGCCCTCGTAGCTGTCAAGGGCAAAGTACACGGCCGATTCGGTTCCGGGCAGGTTTTCGATACTTCCTTTGCTTTGCTTGACGAGCCGTTCGGCGTCTTCGCGCGTTTCGGCATGGGTTGACCATACCTCGGCCACAGCAACGACGAAATCGGGTTGCTCTTTTTTCAGGATCATTCGCAGTGCTGCCATAGCGAGCCACGGCGGCAAATGACCCAAACCGCCGATAGGCGCAATCACGTTGCCGTTCTCATCGAACTTGACCATGATGGCGTAGGTTGGTACTGCGCCGTTCGTTTGCATCTGATCGCGCGACATGTCGATCAGCGTTTCGAGCACGGACAGATACCGGCTCGGGATGGGAATGGATGACATAGCAAACCCTTTCAGTAACGGTTAGCGAAACGGTTTCGGTAACGGTTAGAAGTTCACGTACTCGCGTGATGCGTCGCCATCCGGACGACGACGGCCGGTGTCAGGATGCCGATGCCAACCGGTGGGCTCGCCTTCACCGTCCCAAGCATCGAGGGCCGCTTTCGCTTTGTCGTACGTCTCGTAGCACCATCGGTCCTCGTAGCCCGACATGTCTACGTCAGCGATCAGCGCGCACGTGTACATGAGCTTCGTAATCGCAGCGTTGCGACCGTTCGGGAAGAATCGCAGGTCGGTGTAGTCGTTAAGCGCACACACGATCGCGAGCCGTTCGCGAAAGTGCCGCTCGGGTGTGTCGTTCATGTCAAGCCCTCGGCAATGTGTTTCTCGTGAAACGCATTGGACGTTTCTATTTAACTTTTACACTCGTTTACACAGAAAAACGAATCGAGCAGCGCTAACGCGCTGCCAATGCCACGGCTATGCATTGCGTTTCCGTTACACAGCAGCTATGGTTTCGCTATCGTGGGCAAATTGCCATAGCGAACAGCAGCGAATCGTATTGGTTGCCTTTGGTTTTGTACCTGTTCACATGTGTTCAGATACTGGTCGTTTAGCGCGCTCATGTGAATCACGGCGAGCAGCTAATCGGATACCGGAATGGCAAACCTTTGTGGACAGCGGGTGCAACTATAGCAGAGTAAAGATTTTGTGTGAAAGTGGACGGGATGAGGGTTAGCTCTGGCCCTATTTCCGCCCCAATCCATAGCTCGGCCATGCTTTACCCCTGCCTGCTAACCCCCTCGCAATGCCTCTCTCGCTGTTGGACAGCCCCGGACAGCGTCTAGGACTAGCACCTAGGTATGTTGGTGTCAGCCGAGGCGTCAGCGGTTTCTAGGGCTTCTAATCGCGTCGGCTAGCTGGCTCAGTCGGCGTGACTCATGTGGGATGACCCTGGCAACCCTGACAGGACGGGCTCGGCAGGCGATAACTGCACCAAGGCGGGCGCACTAGGGGCAGCGGGACGGGCCCGGCAACCCCTCCCAGCGCGGAAACGGATTTTGACCCCCGGCGTCTGCGCTTAAGCCCTCCCCCCATAAAACGCACTTTCCGCCCCGGCCCAATGGGCCTATGGCCTTGGTGTGACTAAGCGTGCGTGCTTGAGCGTGACTTGACGATCACGCGGACTCTACGAATGGACCGCATGCGATCCATCGATGGACCTATTCATGATGAGGTTTTGCTATGGGCGCAACAGGCAACCCGGCCAATAAGCCGCTGCTGCATCACAGCTATCTACCCGAGTTCGTGCCCAATGAGGAACAGAAAATCACGGTGCGGGTGATGATGGCGTGCGGTATGCCGGTCACTGAGATTGCGCGCGCGGTATTTGACCCGCACACGAATGAGCCGATCTCGGTCACGACGTTGAAGAAGTACTTTTCGATGGAAATGAAGTATGGGAAAGAGCAGGCTAATTGCGCGGTTGCCAAGTCGCTCTTTCAAAAGGCCTTGGGCAATAGTCCGCAAGCGGTGCAGGCGTGCATTTTCTGGCTCAGGTCGCAGGCCGGATGGCTTGCGGCCGACGGCGAGGACGGCAAAGACGGCAAGCGCTCGGACGTGGCAAAGCAGCTTGTCGTGTATCTGCCCGATAACGGGCGCAAGGCGAGCAACAGCGGTAAGGCGGACGGCAATGGCACGCCCACGAAGTTCCGCGCCCGCTGAGCATCGGTTACGCGCGCAGTCGGGCCCGCAAGAGGTCTTTCTCTCGACCCCGGCTGACATTGCGATCTACGGCGGGGCGGCGGGCGGGGGCAAGAGCTTTGCCTTACTGCTCGATCCGGTGCGCTTTGCGATGAGCGTACGCGGCTTTTACGGCGTGTTCTTTCGGCGCACGACCACGCAGATACGCAACCCAGGCGGGCTATGGGATGAGTCGCAGGGCATGTATATGCCGCTTGGGGCCAAGTCCAAGTACAACGAGCTTGAGTACACGTGGCCGCAGTTCGGCACCAAGCTCAAGCTCGCGCACCTCGAACACGAGGCGAGCGTGTACGACTGGCAAGGCGCGCAAGTGCCATTCATCGGGTTCGATGAGCTAACGCACTTCACGCGGATGCAGTTCTTTTACATGCTCTCGCGCAATCGCTCGCAGTGCGGGGTGAAGCCCTACATGCGCGCAACGACTAACCCCGATGCCGACTCATGGGTCGCCGAGCTTATCGACTGGTGGATCGACCCGCAAACGGGACTGCCGATCGACGATCGTTCGGGCGTGCTCAGGTGGTTTGCAAGGTCCAATGACACGCTCAAGTTCGCCGACACGCGCGAGGCGCTTATCGACGAGCTGGGCCCAGACTGTCTCCCGAAAACGCTCACGTTCATAGGGGCGAACGTCTACGACAACCCGGCCTTGCTGCAAAACGATCCGGGGTATCTAGCGAACCTGCAAGCGCTGCCGTACGTCGAGCGCATGCGCTTGCTTGCGGGCAATTGGAAAGTGCGCCCCACGGCGGGCCTGTACTTCCGGCGCGAATGGGTCAAGGTGATCGACGTGGCACCGGCCGATATGGATACGGTTCGCTATTGGGACTTGGCCGCAACCGAAAAGACGCAGGACAACGACCCCGATTGGACCGTCGGTGTGAAGCTGGGCAAGTACCGCCATGAGGACAGGTGGTGCGTGCTGCACGTGTGCCGGGTGCGCGGCTCACCGGCCAAGGTCGAAGAAACGATACGCAACATTGCGATGCTCGACGGCCCGAGAACGCGTATCGGCCTGCCGCAGGACCCTGGGCAAGCGGGCAAGGCGCAAGCGCTCGCACTGGTGGGCGCGCTTGCGGGCTTCATTGCAAAGGCCCGGCCCGAGCGTGGGGACAAGATTACGCGGTTCGGGCCATTTAGCGCGCAGTGTGAAGCGGGTAACGTCGATTACGTGCGCGGGCCTTGGCTCGAAGAACACTTCGCGTCGCTCGAAGGCTTTCCCGATGCGCCACACGATGACGATGCGGATGCATCGGGCGGCGCGATTGGTATGTTCCTCGATTCACGCACGGGCTTTCTCGATTACTTCGCCTCGGCCGTGTCCGACATGCGCAAGCGTCGCGAAAGCGAGGGGCAAGCCAAGGTCATCCGCATCCGCTAGGAGGTGCCCAAATGCTCGGCGTCCTGATCAACCTGCTTATCGTGCTGCTCGTGCTGGGCTTGCTGTTTTACGCAATCTCGCTGATCCCGCTACCGGCTCCGTACGGGGTGATCGCGCGCGCCGTGTTCGTGGTGATCTGCGTGATTGTGCTGCTCTACTGTTTCGTCCCGTGGGGCACGTCGCACCCGCTGCTGTCGCGTTACTAACCCAAAGGAGTTCACATGTCAGTTCGTTGCAAGCTGCACCTCGAATCGCTCGTCGCTCAAACATGGGGCGGGTATCAAGCGACCTTTCGCGCCGTGTACGACGACACGATCGAAGAGGATCGGCGCTTTCAGAAAGCGACCCCTACCGGGTTCGTTCAACTGACGATCGACAACCCGACCGTTATCGATCAGCTTGTACTCGGCAAGTCGTATTACTTCGACATGACCCCGGCCGACTAAACCGGCCGTCAAAGCTATGGATGAGTTCACACGAGTGCTCATGCACATGTGGGACACGTACGCCATCAAAGCGGATGTTGCGAGGTTTCCAATGGACAAGCTCATGACGTGCACGAGCGGTCGAGGCAAAGAGCTTTTCGACCTGCTTGCGAAAGAATTCGGACTGCCCGATACCGTGCAGCTATTCGAAGTTTCGTTTAACCGGGACGATGCGGTTATCTGTAGCTGCACGTGGGTTGCGACCGAACCGGATGCCCCCGACATGTCGCGTAACTTGCGCACCGTGTTCACGGGCAACCCGTTCAATCTGCCGCAGGACTAAGGGCCTCGGTTTCCTCGCGTGTGTCGGGCGGATTCACCGAGGATATGAGTCCGCTACACGACCGGGCACTCATGCAAAACTGAAATTGTCGTGTCGAGTTTTGTAGGGCTTTCTCGTAAAAAAAAGCCCGCAAAACATCGCGGGCTTTAGGTCCACCAACATGACGAGCTAAAGGTTAGTCGTGCAACCCCCGGTTGTCTAGCATCCGGTCGTGCATGGCTTTCACTTGCACCGCCGCCGCGACCACGGGCGTAAGCACTGCGCGCACGACGTAACCGATAGCGATTGCGCCGAGCAAGATAGCCACGAGGGCAGCGGCGAGCTTCATAGTTCTATCCCCTGTTTCAGGCAAAACAGTTCGAAAAAGGCCGGGTGCATTTCGCGCTCGCGAAGCTCCCACTTACGCCACGTGCGCGCATCGACGTACACGACGGCAGCGGCTTGCTCTTGCGTGAGCCCGAGCGACTCGCGCGCGGCGCGCACCGTGTCGGCGTCGGGTGCGCGCGGCGATTCATCGCTCATGATTGCCTCGCGTGTTGAACGACGGTGAGCGACCAAACGAAGGCGACCACCCAGCCAATGAACGTCCATCCGAGCACGGCATTAAGCCCCGCGATAGCTGCGCGGTTATGGTGCCGACGCTTGAACGCAATCAAGCTCGGAACGAAGTACATGACGACGATGATAAGCGCCCATGCCCATGGCTTAGTGGCAGCGCGCGCCGCTTCGATTTGCGCCATGTCTTGCTGTTGCTGCGTGAGTGCGACCGTTTGCATTTGCACATCGGATGCGGGCACGCTCGGCGTGATGAGCGTGGCTTGTTGGTGGTGATGTTTCATCGAATACCCCGTGTTGGTAGTTACTCTGCGGCGCGCGAGCGGCGCGCACGAATCAGCGCTTGTTCAAGGTCGGCGCGCACCTGTACAGCATCCTTTTCGAACAGGTCAGCGACAAGCGCGGCAGTCACGCTCTCGCAACCGTTCGGGTCTGTGATCCATTCGGTGTCGTCGTTATCGGCGATCCATTGGATGGCATCTTTGTAGCGGGCCATAGGCTTAAGCCTCCGTGATGGGGCGGACACCGCCGCCCCGTGGTGGTTATGCAGCGCGAAAATTTTGCTCTTGACCGATCGGGCGATACCAGTGCGAACCGATGCACACATATACCGTGCCGTCCGACCAACGCTCGGCCTCGTAGGCAAGGCCGTCAATCGTCAAAGTACCAATTTGCTTGCTCATTTGTGACTCCTGGTTAGTTTTGCTCCACCGCGATCGGTGAGACTTCACTATAGGCCCGATGGGCCTGTCATTCAGTACGGTAGCACACACATTGCAAAGGGTGACGAAATGCCGGATACGAAGGGCGCGAAAGTTACGCCGCTCGCCAATACGGGCATCGTGAGCCGCGCCGCTCAAGCCTTGCGCTACGTGTTCACCGGCCGCGCGCCGAACGCTCAGGCGGGCTCACCGACGCTCGAAGCGGGCACGGCTGGCACTGAGCACCCGGTTCAAACGAACATCACCGGGGTAGGCCCGCAAAACTTTATGGGCCCGCTGAACCCGTTGCCCCCGGTTGCGCAAGATACGGCATGGGGTCGCAGGTTCGACTATCCGGTCGGCTATAACCAGCGATTCACCCCGCGCTCGGGCGAGGCGATCGACTTCGAATCGCTACGCATGCTCGCTGATTCATGGGACATTCTTCGGCTCGTGATCGAAACGCGAAAGGATCAGCTAGACCAACAGGAATGGCAGATACGCTATCGCGATCGAACGAAAAAGCCCGACGACCGATGCGAAACGCTCGCCGAGTTTTTTCAATTTCCCGACCGCGTGAGCACGTGGGGTGATTGGATTCGGCAAGTCCTCGAAGACCTGTTCGTAATCGATGCGCCGTGCATCCTGCCGCGCCTCACACGCGGCGGCTCGCTGTACGCGCTTGAGATTATGGACGGCGGCACGATCAAGCCGCTATACGACGTGCAAGGCCGTATCCCGATGCCCCCCGACCCGGCCTATCAGCAAATTACCAAGGGCCTGCCTGTCGTCGATTACACCTATGACGAGCTTATCTACCGGCCGCGCAATCGGCGCTCGTGGAAAGCCTACGGCTTTTCGCCAGTCGAGCAGATTCTTATCTCGGTGAACACGGGCATTCGTCGCAGCGTCGCAACGTTGCAGTACTACACCGAGGGTTCGCTGCCCGACTCGATCATCGGATTGCCCGACTCATGGAACGCTGAGCAAATCCGCATGTTCCAAGAATATTGGGATGAACTTTTGTCGGGCAACACGGCCGAGCGTCGCAAAACGCGCTTTATGCCCGGCGCGGGGCACTACGTCGAAACACGTGAGCCCGGCCTTAAAGACGAGTTCGATGAATGGCTCGCGCGCGTCGTGTGCTATGCGTTCAGCGTCGAGCCCACGCCCTTTGTCAAAGCGCAAAATCGCGCAGTCGCGCAAACGGCGCGCGAGCAGTCGATCGCGGAAGGGCAAGCGGCCCTTAAGAAATGGGTCAAGCTGCTTATCGACGGCATCCTGACGAAGTACATGAAAGCGGCCGACCTTGAGTTCGCGTGGCGCGACAATTTCGCGGTTGACCCGCTACAGCAAGCGCAAATCGATCAAATCTATCTCGCCTCGAAAGTGGTCGTGCCGAACGAGGTTCGGCAAAACCTCGGGCTCGACCCGCTCGACGACCCAAGCGCCAATGAGCCGCTACAGACTGCACCGCAGGTGACGGGCGGCGCGGCTCGTCTGCCGAGCGAGGACGAAGGGGGCCCGCGCGCTGCGCGCCAAGGGGCCGACGAAGATAACGCAACCGAAAAGGTCGTTGCCTTCGCGAAGGCCACGCCCTCAAAAAAAAAGTACTGACGATGCCCGACCCCGAGCGACGTGAAGTGCAGGTACAGCGCGCGCGGTTGAAAAGAATCATTCAGCGATTTTTAACGACGCAAGCGCACGACCTCGCAAAGCAGGCAGCGGGCAAGCTCGACGCGCTACGAGCCGTGCACAAAGCAGCGGGTAACGAAGAGGAAGACGACGATGAAACCGACTCGTTCACGCCGTACACAGAAGCCACAGCGAGCGCAGCGGCAAGCGAGTTCACCGACTCCCTTGATTGGCAGTCATTTGAAACCCTCCCCGATGAAATCTTTGACCCACTCGCACGAACGTACAAAGGGGCGAGGTCGGCGGCGGTGATTCAGGTGGGCGAAGTGCTCGACGGCATGAGCGAGGACGAAGCGCGAAGCGCCGTGAACTTTGACGTAGTAAACGCCGATGCCGTCGATTGGGCCGAGGCCCGCGCCGCCGAAATGGTCGGCATGCGGCGCACGCCCGAGGGCAAGCTCGAACCGAATCCCGACGCCAATTGGCGCATCGATGAAACGACGCGCGATGCGCTGCGCTCGCTCACGCAGGACGCGCTTTTGCAAGGATGGTCGGCCGATCAATTCGCCGAGCAGATTATCGACGACGCGGCGTTTAGCGACACGCGCGCGAGCACGATCGCGCGCACCGAAATGCGCCTTGCGAATTCGAACGGCACGCTCGACGGATGGAAAGACTCGGGACGCGTCGCGACGAAAGCATGGTCTACGGCCGAAGACGACAAGGTCGAGCAGGTTTGCCAAGCGAACGCGGACGCGGGCGACATTGCCCTCGATGCCGCATTTCCGAGCGGCGACGACGCGCCGCCCGCTCACCCTAATTGCCGTTGTGTGATTGTCGGCGGCGCATACGCGAACGATGAGGACGACGAATCATGAGCCTGAAAATTTTTGTTCCGCTAACCAAGGTCGATATCGAAAAACGCCTCGTGTATGGCACGCTCGCCGCCGAGGAACCGGACCGCTCGCAAGAAGTGCTCGATTACGCGTCGAGCAAGCCGCATTTCGAGGCCTGGTCGAGCGACATTTCAAAGGCCACAGAAGGTAAGAGCGTCGGCAATTTGCGCGCGATGCACGGCAAGGTAGCGGCGGGCAAGTTCACCGACTTGCACTTTGACGACGAAGCAAAGCGCATCGAAGCGGTTGCAAAGGTCGTTGATGATACCGAATGGAACAAGGTGCTCGAAGGCGTTTATACGGGCTTTTCCATCGGCGGCAAGTACGGAAAGACTTGGACCGATAACGGCCTGCGTCGCTATGAAGCGATCCCGGCCGAGGGCTCGCTCGTCGATTACCCGTGCATCCCGAGCGCGACGTTCAAGGTCATGAAAGCGGACGGCTCCGAAGAGCTTCGCAAGTTCACGGCAGCGGGCGAAGCGATCGAGGCTGTCAATCAGCTTGCCGAACTGCTCGACCAGGGCAAGCTCGACCCGCGCGAAGTGCTCAAGCTCGCGATGGCCGACCTCGCCAAGCGCAACTTTAACGGCACGAAAGAAGGCGGCAGCGAGGACGATGCGGCGGCGAAGGCTGCGCAAGCCGAAGCCGAGAAAGCAGCGGCGGCGGCAGCGGCCGAAGCCGAAAAGACAGAAGCCGAAAAGGCGGCGGCAGCAAAAGCAGCGGCCGAAGAAGCGGCGAAAGCTGCCGCTGCCGACGCGCTCGCCAAAGTCGGGCGACGCAATAGCGCCGAGGATCAACAGTACTTGCAGGACGCACACGACGCGCTCGTGAAGGCGGGTGCAATGTGCGGCGGCGGCAGCGACGACGGCGACGATTCGAGCCGCATTGACGACGATTTTGAAATGGCCGCAGGCGTTGATGAGCTATGCAAGGCCGCAGGCGTCGAGCCCTTCGAAGGAGTAACGGGCCTCGAAAAGGCCGCGCATATGGTCGTCGCGCTGTCCAAGGCACACGCGCGCATTGCCGAACTAGAGGCCCTTCCCGCGCCCACGAAGGGCGTTCTAAAGGGCATGACGAAGGCACAAGACATGACGGCCAATCAAAGCAGCGACGGCAGCGCGGAAATCGAGGCCGAACTAGAGCAGGCCGCGAAGGCGCAAATCGACGGCGACCCGTTGCCAATGGTCAAGTTCATTCACAAATACGGCGCTCGCACGGTCCATCAGAACGGGCCGCGCGCGGGCAATTAACAACCCCTACCCCTCACGCAAACACAAGCCGCTTTTGAGCGGCTTATTTCATTTTTGGAGTCGGAAAAATGGGCTCGATGAATATGGCGGAACTGCAAGCGCTCGTTAAAACGGCGCTCGCAAAAGATATGGGCGTGCCGCTTAACAAAGCGAACACGGTCACGACGAGCACGGGGCTCGTGTCGTACGACTTGCAAGCCCCTGCGAAGAACCTGTACCCGGTGCTTACGCCGCTGCGCAACTCCCTGCCGCGCGTGCCGGGCGCGGGCGATACGGCCACGCGCTGGAAAGTCATTCGGGCGATCGTCGGCTCGGGTTACGACTCGATCGGCTTCGTTCCCGAGGGTCAGCGCGCGGGCCGCATGAGCTACACCGCGACGCCAGCACTCGCCTCGTACGCGACGATGGGCGAAGAAGAAAGCGTCACGTTCGAAGCCGAAAGCGCAGGCCGGAACTTCGAAGACGTGCGCGCGACGGCCGCGATTCGCTTGCTGCAAAAAATGATGCTCAAAGAAGAGGACGCGATCCTCGGCGCGAATAACTCGATCGCGCTGGGCACGCCCTCGGCCCCGAGCGTATCGTCGGTAGGCACGGGCGGCACGATCGCGGCCGGAACCTACAACGTGATCGCGGTTGCTCTGGCCTATACCGCGTGGCGCGTGGCGACCGTCTCGGCAACGGGTGTGCCGACGCAGCAAACCGTGACCGGTTCGGACGGCCAAACGTTCACGCTCAATTCGGGCACTTCGAACAAGAGCGCAGCCACTAGCACGGGCGCGATCACGGGCACAACGAACGTGATCAACGGCAGCGTTACGCCGGTCGTTGGCGCGGTCGCTTATGCGTGGTTCGCGGGCACGGCCGGTAACGAAACGTTGCAAGCGATCACGACCACGAACAGCGTTTCACTCACGAGCCTTTCGACGGGCAACCAAAACGCGAGTGCGATCACGGCCGACTACTCGCAAAACGCGCTCGGCTTCGATGGCCTGCTCTCGTGGGCAATGAACCCGGCGAACGGCGCGTATGTGAACACGTTCCCGACGGGCACGGCGGGCACGGGCACATTTATGACCGCTTCGAGCCGTGGCTCGATCAACGAAATTGACACGGCGTTTCGTCGCATGTGGGACTTGTACCGCGTCTCGCCCGACGTGATCTATGTGAACGCGCAAGAGTATCAAAACATTCTCGCGAAGGTACTGAACTCCACGAGCGGCCCGCTGCTGCGCTTTAACACGCAAAGCCGGGAGCCGTATGCGATCTTCGCGGGCGGTTCGATCGAAGCGTATTTCAACCCGTTCGCCGCCAATGGCGGGTACAAAGTCCCGATCCTCATTCATCCCACGCTGCCCCCTGGGACCATCCTGTTTTGGACGCAGAACCTACCGGTTCAATACCAAAACAACGAAGTCCCGCAAGTGGCCGAGATCCACTTGCACCGCGACTACTACGAAATCGATTGGCCGCT